ATTGCTGATGCGTGGACTAATTTCTTGAAGCGGGAAGTTACCGCCTACGAGGTGGCAGTAATGATGGCTATGTTAAAACTTTGCAGACTTTCTCAGGGGTATCACCAAGATACTCTTGAAGATGCTGCTGCGTACATTGCGATAGCAGAACTTCTTAAGGGTACTGAAGAAGATCCAGTAAAATAAAGCATTGTGAATGACTTGTTTTATGACCATTTTCGTATGATAATGAAATTGGTTTCGTGATCAAATTTTGCCGTGATTCATTTTCGTTGCCCCACCTGTTTAAAGAGGGTCTGAAGGTTTTTGATTAACTTCTTTGTATCAACTACATCAAACACTTCTGATCTAATCTTTTTCCCATGCGAATGAACATAAGCTAACATGAATGTTTCCCATGATCTTTGACATGGGGTTGAATAAATTAACTTTGCCGTTGGTGCTGACATCAAGTGTTCGTTGAACCTGGAATCCATTCTCGATGTGAATCCAGCTTTGATTCTTCCTTTAGAAAACTCTGGAATCAAAAGGATCAAATAAAAGAATCCTTTGTCAGACATCTTGCTTTCGACTTCTTCATCCACCTTGTTTACCGATAGTCTTTTACGAAGGATCTCCTTAAACTTGCTGTACTCTTTCGCATCCATAACGCTGGAGAAATGCCCTTTGTTTGTTTTCATCCGTTTTAATGGCTTGATTTTCTTTTGATAGACTAAGGTTTCTATGTTCCTCCTAACCGTTGTGTATGAAAGATCCAAGTCAGAAGAGATTTCAGTATATGTCCAAAAGTTTTTGTCATCCATGATATGTACCTTGGCTATAAAAAAAGAGGGTCTTACGAACCCTCTTGATTACCAGTATACATTAGATCATTGCTTATTTGCTAGTGGAAACACCTAATGTGAAAAAAGCTCTTTGGCGATTGCATCTTGTATTTTTAATACTTGCTCATACAAAGTTTTTTCTGATTTTGGATATTTATCAACAATCTTATATTTAAGTTTAGAAATAATATTCTTTTTTTGCTTCTTATTTCCTACTGCATAAAAATATCTGTGCTTTAAACAGGGTCTAATGGTTTTTATGTTGTTTTCCGTAGCCCATGCTTTTATAGCTGTTATTTTAAACTTGTCTCGTATTGAAGTAGGGTGCATTGGAACACCATCAACAATATACAAGTGATCATGCGACAAGGTTCCTCCAGTATAAATCCAGTTCGTTGATTGATATACTATTCCAGAATGACCATAAGAAGAATCTGCATATGAAACAACAGCACAGGGCTTAGATGAAAGCATATTAAGTGAATGTGATATCAAGAAAGATGCTGCATTATGTTTCCCAACATCTATAATTAATCTAGTAAGTTCATATAACCTAAAATCCCTGTTTGTAAAAGAATACTTTTGTATAGGTGCTGATGGCTGACCATAGCAAACAACACCTATAATCGTTCCTGATTCATATAAACCAAATCCTTCCCAAAATATACCTAATCTTTTTGAGTAATGAATTGCTGAAACAGCATCATTAGCCGTTTTCTTGCTGATTCTTTTTACTTCATACATTTCTATCCCTTTCTATCTATTCTAATTGTGTGTGCAAAATACGCTTCAAGTTCTTTGTTTTCAGCTTTAAGCTTTTCATTAACCCTTGCAGCAGTCTTTAATAATAGTTTGCTGTTAGCTAAAGTTGTTCTTAACTTCTTTAGCTTCGCTTTGACTTCTCTTAGTTCATCCTTAAGCCTTTTAAGTTCCGCAGTACCTCTTGCCGTAAGGTTCAAACCTCTTGTGTAACAAAGATTGCATAGGTCTTTTAAACCATATTGCTTAACAATCTGTTTACCGCATTTAGAGCATTCAATAGGTCTTTTCATATTACTTCCTGATGTAAAATTTTCACCCTACAGATTTGAGCCTATAGGGTGAAGAAAAAGAGGGTCTATTCATCCCATTTAAGATGATGCCAGCCCATTTCGGATGAATAAACTTTATGATGTATTTTCATCATCTCTTCTGAAGTTGCATTGCAAACCCTGAGCAGAGAGGTTCTGCTTTCATCCAGAGGTCTGGCTAAGCAAGCTGCTATATTTCTAATCATTTCAGCTTCGCAAGCTTTAAGCTTAATCGTCACGATACGATTAGGATCGGCAACAGGGGTAACGGTGGCAGAAGCAGAAGCGGTTTCAGTAGACATGGTTTATCCCTTTCAAGAATAAAACTTTTTGCTTCCCTAAAAGTTAGGGGGTAGCTTCCAGCAAAACAGGGTCACTACAATTCAAACTTATCAGCATCCCATTTATAAGGTATTATTTTCCACATATCAAGGTCAGCAGCAAGATTAGAATCTGGATGCTCTTTAGGGCAGAATTGCCAGGATGTGATAAGCACACCATCGACCTTGACATCTATTGGTTCCATCAGGTATTGCATAAGTGATTCCGTTGAATACCCATAATCATCGTCTTCCTTATCGGCCTTATCAACTTGAATCAAAAGGTATCCTGAGATATCTTCTACGCATAGATGCGAAGGAAGTGGCCCTCTCGCTAGTGCGTTTGGGTAATCGCCAGGGTCTTCCCAAACTGATGTAATTACTTCCAGCGTATTTTTAATGATCTTCATTTTGCTCCCCTTTCATTGGTTGCAATTAGTTATTCGTTACCAATCTAAAATAATTTCAATCATTCCATAAAATTTTATGATACTTTTCGGGCGGGTATTTTTGCCCGCTAGTTCATTGGAAAACAGGGTCTAGTGAATTACTTGTTGTTTTATATTCTCTGGACTTCTATATCATATTCTTTCATCGTGTAAAATTTATCGTGAGATAAATCAATATCTTTGAATAATATTTTTACTTCTGGAATTGGATTACCCTTCCAAGAATCTTCATTAATACAATGAAAACCATCTTTTTCAACCTCCAAAATTCTGTACCAGATTTCTTTATATCTAGGCACATAATAACAACAGTTTCTTATGATTTTCTCTAATCTTTTGTTGCTAACCTTATACATGATTATTTTCCTTGTGAATTTTGTACGGGTATTCTTCATTGCTGCATTCAATAGTGTTTATCAATTCGCAATTTGGATAGGCGTCTATTGCTTGATCATCGGCATGGTCTGTATCTTCTGCAAGGCAATAGAAAACTCCAAAATGTGCATCGCCTTTGTCCTCATGCAATGATACCATATATGGCTTTAATCCTTTTGCTTTGGTTATTGCTTTTATTGCTAATGCCACCAGAGGATCATTGCCATCCTCATCACCTTCAAGGACAAGCTGCCCTTGCTGGTAAAGAATTACAAAATCTTCTAGTGCCTTCAACAACTCCGGTGCTGCTGCGATAAGGCGATCGTTGGCTTCAGTTGTGTGATTCATTTTTCATTCTCCTTTGTTTAAATTATTCGTAACAAAATTACTTTAACTTTTTAACGATAGGATTTTAACCCTATGACGGTCTGAAAACAGGGTCTAGTGAAAACAGGGTCTATTTATGCCACATTTCATATTTAACGGCAAAATCTTCCGTGTATAACATTGTTTCGCCTTTTTGCCAAGATTTATACTCGTCATCAGTAGGTTCAAACCATCCCCCATTCTGTTCGTTAGAATGATCAGCTACCATTTTCGACCATCGAATAATGTTGTTATCATGATCAATTTCATAATCATCTCCAATTACTGCAATTCTCCCATCTGCTGACAGAACTAAACCATAATGATCATGTAAATACTTCATTGCAGAATCAAACGAATGAAATAAAATTCTTATATCGGTATCCCTTAATCCGCAACAAGTAGATTTACCCATACCACCATCGTAAGTGTCTTCGCAAATTTCTGATGAAATTTTAACCAACTGAATTATACTCATAACAAAATCTCCAAAAAAAATGATGAAAATCGTAACACACAAAAAAACAGGGCGAAATTTTTTGGCCTAAAGAATTTGACCCCTATATCGTAAAAAAATAGGGTCTGCATGGTTTTAAAACAGGGTCTAAAGGTTATTACCTATAACCCCTACTTCCCATAACATCAACATAAAGTTGTTGATCGGCTTCAAGAGATTCAAGTACACATTTTATGAAGCCCCTTTTTAATTCTTTGGAAGCTGATTTTACCCGCTTATTCCAAAGTTTCCTTACGGCCGATAAAGGCGATGACATACAATGCAATTGACCTACTTTCCTCTTGATTACCTTTTCATTATCCCATTGCATTAATTCAATCGGCTTATCTTTATTTATTCGTAACATGGTACACTTCCCTTCAAAAAAAATGATAAAATTTTAAACACACAATCTCCAGGCGAACACACCAAAAGATTTTTACGCTATAGGATTTTACCCCTATAGCGTGAAAAAACAGGGTTGCCCCTATTTCATTCTTTTATCGGGTTGCCATGCCAAACTGCTGAAGCATAATATCTTCGTTCAGATACTATTTCTTTGTAGCATGGCTGACATACCATTCTCCCGAAATTATCAACTAGGGGATTGTTTTTTGTTTGCTTTTTATTGCAGCAAAAACACTTTAGTTTAGAATCATCCATTGAAAACACTCCAAAAAAATAGGTAAGGAAACAAAGTAAGTAAACAAGGTTAGGAAACGAACTGGAAGCTAAAACTGTTTATGTTTTTTTTTCATTAATGAATTAAACTTTTTAACTGCTAAGATCAATAATTGATCAATAGTGTTTACCGATTCTGTAAAGCTTGAAATAAGCTTTACTATTGCCTTAAGCCTATCTATCTATCTTGATGGATAGATAATAGGCAATAAGGGTTTAATTTTTTTTTTTTGGCTATTTTCCAGGTTAACACGCAAAAAAAATATGATCATTCAAACAATGTTTTTAGGTATTCTTGTACTTGATCATATGATTTTAATAGCTTTAACTTGTCGTGTATTGGGTATGATAATAAGCCTTGAAAATATCTATATTCTATATTTTCATTGGTATCTACCTTGCAAACAATAATACCTAAATTATTCTCTTGAATTTTGTAAATAAACATTGGCTATAGACTCCAAATAAGGTTAAAAAACAGGGTAAGGTTATTCTTTCCCCTATTGCCTTAATCCACACTATTTAAGAATAAATAGCATGGAATTAAAGCTTTAAAATATAGTTGTGTTTTAGCTTATTTCTTCGCCTAGAATGCGTTCAATGTGCCTTGCAATATATTCTAGTGAGTATTCCCTTTGTTCTTGCCATATTTTACAATCTTCAAAGTATTCTTGTAAAGAATCATACTTTTTATGCCAAGTGTAACGACTAGCCCCCGGACTGTTATCGTTACCAAATACACCATAATATATAGTATTATGCATATCGTCTAAATAATACCAATCACCCATTAATTGGTCAAAGTCATCGTCTTGATTGCAATAAGTTACCCATTCACAATATTCGTTAAAATCCTTGATATTGTCTACAGTATTCATTATTTTTTCCCCTTGTTTAGTAGTTCGTTAATTCTTAGCTTTAAACAGCTTAAAGCGTATTTTTTCCCGCCTATTACTCTAATTTTAATACTACCCTTGTCGCTATTACTTGCGTAACAAGTAATAAGGCTATGATACTTTTCTAGGGTAATATCAAATTGTTTATATTTGTAAAGTGTCGTATTAATTAACATTGTTTATTCCTTTTCTTCTATTGATTCTTCTATTGATTCTTCTATTTCTTCTTTTTTGTTTTCTTGTATTTGTTCCCAAATATGTTCAGCTATTTCATAAAAGTTCACTTCGCTTATAAATGCCATTGCATAAGATAAAGTTAAACTGTTTTTATTACATTCCGGAATATCTTGTTCTAGTATTTCTTCCATATATTCTTCTAAACTTGTCGATAGGTCATATACACTTCCAGCATTTTCATATTGTTCAGCTAGCGAGTAATGATCGTCAAATACTTCTAGGCTTATTCTCCATGTTGCGTAATTAGTCCAACCATTGTATTTTTTATCTTCGCTCATTTTACATACTCCAAAAAGTTTACCGATTGAAACAAGGCAAAATACCTTATCTATTGCCTTAATCCCGATTATCTAAAAAGATAATAAGGTATAAGGTAAACAAGTTATAATTGTTTAGTATTTAGAAGTAATCGACACTAGTATTGCTAGTGTTGTTAGATATTGTAAACAATTCTTCCATATTCCATGATTCTATTATTAAACAAATATCTGCCATTTTTTCCCCTTATTGCTATTTCAATCTACTTTTTAGCTAACCACATTGGTTAACCTTATGCCCTAATTATACACATTATCGGCAATAACTCTAGTGCAATATTATAAATAATCCATAATATTTTAAGTATATTGCTATAAGCCCTTATGATATAAAGACTTAAAACTTTTTAAAATAATTGTTATTTTAGTTCATTTTACGATAGGGGAAAAAATAAATAAATTAATTCCAGTGGTATCTATCGGGGGAATAAAAAGATTCTATTTCATAAAAGATTAAGTATTAGGATTATGAATGTGTTAGGGGGGTAATATATCCTTAAAATACCATATATTATAATACTAATATATATAATAATAATATATATAATAGATATATAAATAAAAAAAACATCTCTTCTATTTAATATATTCTAACATATAAAATATTAAGTATAAACTTTATCTTAATATATATTATATAACATTAAGGATAAACTTTATCTTAATTAATTAAGATAGTGTAACTACTAATATGTTTATTCTATAAATATATTGTATGATGTGAAACCCCGTGAGGTTGTTTACCCTATTAATATTTGAACCTGGATTTTAAGCCCCCC